TTCCCAATCGTTAACGAAGTCATACTTACATAGTTGTAGGTTTACTTGTAATTCTTTTGGTTCAATAATTCTTTCTGTTAGTGTAACTGTAGATGTTGGGTCAAAATCACAAGATGCAGATGCCACTAAAGCATTTGTAGCTAGTTTTTTGATTACTTCTTTAAAAGCAATGTTTGCCTTTACTGTTAAACCACCATCATCAATAGTTGATGCAGATAATAAAGCTGCTGCGATATACTCACCAGCAAATTCTCCAGCATACGATGTAGTTATGTTAGTGGTTGTCGCTAAATTTACGTTTCTTTTTTTCATTTTATTTATTTAATTTGTTTAATACTCTATCAAGTGTTGTGTTAAATTGTCCTTTAGCAAATTGCATTTGTTTTTTCTGTGGTGCTTTTGCTTCTGGATTGTGTTTAATTGGTTTTCTAGCAGCAGACATATCTTCTTTTTTCTTGCCACCTTTCATTTCTGAAAATTGTTTTTTAAGTTCTTCAATTTCAGATTTTACTTCTTCAATAACTGGGGCAATAACCTCAACTACTGCTTCAATAATTGCTTCTACTTCTGTAGCTACTTTTGCTGGTACTTCTGTTTCAACAGTTTCTTCTTCAAGATCTTCTGTTTCTTTAGCTGGTACTTCATCAGATACTTCTCTGACATCCGCAATCATACCCTCTGCTTCAACAATTACTAATCTACCATCTTCAAGGATATATTCCCCTACTGGCATTGCTACTTTCTCATCATCTGTGACAATAAAGATTTCACTTCCTTTTTCAAATGTATCGGCACTTACTACAGTACCGTTTTCCAACTTCATTTCTTCAAGTTTTACCTCGATGTTTAGAAGTGTTCTAATTTGATTTAACATTTTTGTTTTTTCCATACTATTTATATAACGATTATTAATTTACTTTTTGCATTTTCAGTCTGTTCTTGTTATTACACCAATACCTTGTGCTTGCATAGAACCATCACAACAAGAGATAGAATACTTATTGGTGTCCCAACATAAACAAGCACGTCCACCCCCAGTAGGTGATGTTCTACTAGGTATAAAAGTTTTATTTTTGTTGTTTCTTTGCATTTAGTTTCCAAAATAGGTATTAAATTCTCTTTCGTTTTCTTTATACTGGTCATCACTTTCTTTCATATAGTTTAATGCTTCCATATGTCTATCAAATGCTGGATAAACATCATCTGCTTCTAAACCTAGTTCTTCTGCTTTTGCTTTAATCTCGTTTAGTTTTTCAATATCACCAGAAACATCATCAAATCTAGTCACACTACTTGCACCAAACTTATATTCATCGTTTAATGTCATCCAAGCCTCTCTTGCAGCATCAAATTTTTCTTCGTGCCATTCATATGCTAAATAAGATAATAAGCCGCTTTGATCTTCAATAGTATCTACATCGTAATCTAAATTGTCAATTAAACCTAGTGCTACTTTGTGTGCTTTAAGGTTTACTTTTTGGTTTGGTAGTTTGCTATAAACTTTTTCTAATCTACTTTTCATTTTATATTTGGTTTTTATAATTGTGGTATGCTTTTCATAATTTTAATAGTATCAACTAAATCTTCTGTGTTTTGGTCAAAAACTCCTAATGTAAAACTTGCTTCTTGAAACCCCTCAAAAGTCATAGGGTTTACACCTAATTCCCTTGCTTTGTCCTCAAAGCTAATAGCCGTATTTTCTAAACTATCTCTATCGTTTGCCCAAGTATCATATAAATTTACAACAGAATTTACTTCATTTTGTAAGTTTATATACTTTACTACCCAATCTTCTAAAACATCATCCAGAGTACCCCAACTTGCATCAGCTTTTTCTAGTGACTTTTTAAGTTCTTGTGCGCTTTCTAATTCAACCTTATGCTTACCCAAGTTGTGTTTTTTTTGTGGTAGTTTAGAGTATACCTTTTCTATGTTGCTTTTCATTTTACTATGTCTTTTATTTGGTTTAATAATTGTTCAGCCATTTGTTCTTCTATAGCTTCTTTTGGTGCTTCCATTTTATCTGCAAAGTACCCCTCGATTGAAAAACCTTTTACCTTGTTTGTCTTTACATACTCATTCCAAACATCTTCATTGTTTACTTTTACACTTCCCATCCACGTTCCAACTGGTACGTCTAAACCATACAATGCAGTTTTATCTTTGGCTTTATCTTCTACTATCCAGCTTTCAACTAATGTTAAACCATTAAGTGCTTGTGCGTGTTCTAGTGTTGATCTACTTTGGTTGCCATTCTGTAAGAACATTTGAGATGCTTTTACAATAGTATCTTTTGAAAAGAATATGTAATACTCACCCTCTGATCCATTGCGGTATATAGGCTTGTCTGGGATTAATAAAGCACCCATTAGTATCTTCTTTTCTTTGTCTACTTCTGCAAGTTTTATCTCTTGGTTCTTTAATGCAACAAAGTCACTTTCAATGGCTGGGCTTTCTACGATAGAAATCGCTTCTACTCCAGCATCCAAATCTTCTTCATCTAAAATAAGTTCTATTATCCTCATAAATATATAACGTGTTTAGTTTTTAATTTTGCATTTAGCCTATACTAGCACCCTCAATAATGTTTCTATCCATTTCTTGTGCAGTTGTTACATCATTAGATACAACGTATGCCCTTGATGGTCTTTGTGTTTGGCTACCTATTGCATCTGCTAATTGTGTTTCACCACTTGCACCTACTATATTAAATGCTGGTGGTTGTGATCCACCATCTGCACCTACTGATGGTTTTGATGGACTACCACTAGATTTAAGAGCAGATAATGCTTGTGCAGTAGCAGCAACAGATGATGCAATTCCTATACCTAATGATATGTTGTTTGCTTTAGCTTCGGCAGCAGCAAGTAATGCACCACCCGGTAAGGTTGCATATTTTAATTTTGCACCAGCATTTGCAGCTTTAGTAAATACAACTTGTTTAGCAATACCAACCGCATTTTCTCCTATTATTGCAGCAGCTTGTAAGGCTTTATTTTTACCAGCTAATTGTCCTAGTAAGTTAAAACCCCTTTCTACTGTATCAAGTTGTGCATCTAATATGTTTGCTTTTGCATCTGCTACTTCTTGTTCTATCTCTATTTCTCTTTTTGCATTTTTTGCAATAGTATCTAGTCTTTCATCATTTCTTTTATTAAAAGCATCCATTTTCTTTGCTCTTGCTTCTGCTCTTTCTTCTTCTGCTTCATCTTCAAACTTTTTTGTTATAGCATTAATTTCATATAACCTAGCTTCTTCTAGTAGTGTTGTATCTAAACCATATTTTTTAGCTTCTTCTATCTGTGTATAATATTTATCTCTTACCGCATTTATTTCTTGTTGTTCTTTAGATAGTTTAGACTGTAAATAATCATCTTCTAGTTTAGTTATTTCTTCTATTGATGTTGCTGCATCATCTATTGCTTTTAACCTTTGTTGTTCAGCAAGTTTTTCTGCATCTGTTGCACCAGTATCTTTAGGTTTAGTTTTTTCTTCAATTAAACTACTTTCAAATTGTGTATAAGCATTTTCAATATTACTTAATATTTCTTTTTGTTTTAATAAAGCCTCATTTTCTTCTTCTGTAATTTCACTAATACCTTTTTTACCTTGTCTAATAAACTCCATTGTAGTTAGAGTTTCAGCTTCAGTTTGTAAATTTCTTAAATTACTTTTTTCTAGCTCTATTTGAGCTAACATAGTTTTTCTTTTTTCCTCAATTAAAGCCTTTTCTTTTTCTATTAAAGCATCAACATTTTTACCTTGTTTTTTTTCTAGTTCTATTTGAGTTCTTGTATTTCTTAATTTTCTATCAACTGCATCTAGGTTTTGATTATTTAATACTATTTGCTTTTCTAGTTCTTTATTAGAACCATTTATTAAATCTGTTATTTCATCCCAGTATTCAACAAGCAAACCAACCGCAATAACAATAGCACCAATACCAGTAGATAAAAGAGCAACCCTCATTGCCTTACCACTTAATTTAGCAGCCTTTGCAACTTTCACTAAACTAGATGCAAGACCACCAGTAACTTTATCAACTTGCTTTACTGCTGCATTACCAATGACCATACCCTCTGTAAGATCATCACCAGCTTTTTTAGCATTTCTACTTACTTCTTTTACCTTTTCATTTACTTTATCAACTTGCCTTACCGCTTCTTTGGTATTAGCTTCTAAATTAGCAACAATATTTATAGCCATTTTAAATCTCTTTTAATTTGTTTGTAACCCTCTTTTAATGTTTCTGGTAACTTATATTTTCCTTGTGCTATCCTTATGTTTTCAGTATCAGCCTCAACCACTTGTAGTAAGTCTATTATATTCTTAATCATAATATTGTGTTTAGTAATTCAAATTCTGTTTTACCAGTTGTTAAATCTGTTTTCATTGAATTTATCTTGTAGCTATCTTGTCCTAATTGTATTAAGTCATTTAGTTGTAAGTTATAATATACTTTCATAGGTAGGTATGCAGTAACTTTTAACAATCTTCTTCTTACATTAAACACATCTTGTATGTACTCTTTGTAATCAGTTTGAAATAATGTGTCTGTAAAGCCTAAAGCATTATCACCTCCAACTAAACCATCTGGTTCATTAGCCAAATATTCATTTAGTTCATTTTGAAAATGTATATTTATTCTACTTGTGGATGGTGCAATAGAAAAACTATTTGATGGTATAATATAATCAACAATATCTTCTACGTTATTATTTAAAACTGTATCTCTAATTCTAATATTTGTTCCATTGGTTATTGGTATACCATAAAAAATTAATGGTTCACCTATATATGATTGTAAGTTTTCATTTACAGAATA